CCATTATGGTACGGACTTAATAGACCAGACATTAGTCAGTTTATGGAAGTAATAAATGCTACAAGCGAACCAATGGTTCAAATGGAGCTAATGAAAAAGTTAACGGGTCAACACAGTCCGTTTACTTTAATGGGAGGTGGATTGTTTCACCTTGCTTTTGGTGCTATCCTAACAGGTAGTGCGGTAGGACTCAACAAATAGGAAATACATTATGTACGGAACAGGATCATACGGAAAAACAAAAAGAAAACCAGTTAAGAAAAAAGGTAAAAAATAATGAAAGGCGTAAAGCATTTTAAAAAAGATGGTACTGAGCATAAAGGCAGTTCTCATAAAATGCCTAATGGCACTTTGCATACAAACAAATCTCACACTAAAACAAGTGTAAAGTTGTTTCATCTTAAAGATTTAAGTAAAAAAGCACAAATAATAGCTAGAGGTTAATAATGCTAGATTACGAAGTTAGAGTTTCAAGATTAGAAACTATATCAGATAAACAAGATATGCAAATAGCTAAGTTATTTAGCAAAATTGACGATACTAATTTATGTATACAAAAAATTAACAATAGTATGTTGCAAATTAAGTGGAGTGTTTACGGTGCTATTGGTTGGTATGTAATTACACAAATAGGTGTAATAGAAGCATTGAGTTTAGTATGATAGGATTGCTTACAAATATAGCTCCTATTTTTATTGGTTTTATAATGAAATTAGTTGCTATAAAATCAAAAGCATCTACAGATTTACAAAAACTACAGTTAGAAGCATTAAGTGCAAAAGAAGGAATGATAAGCTCGGCTAGAAAAGAAGCTCGTACTGAGTCACCCTGGGCCGCTCTAAATCGAAGAGTAATAATTTTTGTACTGCTTGGAATAATAATTTTTACCCAAGTTGCGCCAGTTTTTTTAGATGTTCCAACTGTGATACCAACAATCATTAAAGGTGTCAATATATTAGGGGTTCAATTAACTCCAGATGTGATAGAATATGTGACTGTAGAAGGACTATTAAAATTGGACTCCGTTTTTCAATGGACAACTATTATTGTAGAATTCTATTTTGGTTCACAATTAGCTAAGGCTTAGGATAAAAAATGAAAAGGGCGATTGTTATACCCGACCAGCATTTTCCTGTACATGATGAAAAAGCGGTCAAAGTTGTATTAGAAGCAATAGATTTCATTAAACCAGACATATTTATTAATCTGGGTGATGTTGGAGAATGGGAGTCTGTATCTGGACACAAATACAAACGAAGAAAAAGACCGCCATTAGAATACCAACTTCCAGAAATAGATAAAGAAATTGAAGAAGTTAACAAACAAATAGATCGATTTGACAAAGCGTTAGATAAAGTAAAATGCACTACTAGGCATATACTTGCTGGAAACCATGATGAATGGCTTGATTCATTTGTAGAAGAAAATCCATACCTAGATAAGTATACATTTAGAAACGCTTGTAAGTGGGATGAAAGAGGTTATGAGTATCGTAAGTACAATGAAGTATTAACCATTGGCAAGTTATCTTTTGTACATGGTGCTTATACAGGTGGCAATCATGCTAAGAAACATTTAGATGCTTACGGAACAAATTTAATGTACGGCCATGTACATGACGTAGCACGACACTCAGCTACTAGATTGTTAGATGGAAATATTAGTTCTTGGGCAATGGGTTGTTTAAAAGATATGTCAGCAGAAAACAACACTTGGCTTAAAGGTAGATTACATAATTGGAATCATGCTTTTGGAATTGTAACTTTTTTTGATAATGGTAATTTTCAAGTAGAAGTTGTAGATATTGTAAAAGGAAAAGCCTCAGTATGGGGAACAATAATTAAAGGATAGTTTATGACATATAGAGAAATAATTAATCAAATACTAATACGACTTAGAGAAGAAACTATACCTGTTGATTGGACTGGCGATATTAACGACAGCACAGTTATAACAGATTATCAAAAAGTAATAGGTTCTTTAGTTAATGATGCAAAAAGAAATATAGAGTCATATCACGATTGGTTAGTTTTAAGAGATACAAAAGATATAGATACCGTAATTGGACAAAAAAATTATGGTTTACAAATTGGTCAAGAATTTAAAATTTTAGATGTAATAAATCAAAATACAGGTAGACATTTAAATCAAGTAAGTAAAGTTTACATTAACACAGTAAAATATCCTACAGACAGTAATGGAGAGCCTTTATATTATGCTTTTAATGGTACTAATTCTACAAATTATACTACTAACTTAAAAGTTGATTTATCTCCAATCCCTACTGAAGTACATAAAATTTCTTTTGATTATGTAAAAAATCAAGACGAATTAAAGTTATCGTTAGAAGCTTTAAAAATTCCAACACAACCAGTTTTGTTAGCTGCTTGGGCCAGGGCAATTTCAGAAAGGGGTGAGGATGGTGGAACACAATCTAGCTTAATGGCAGTAGAGGCTGATGAAGCACTTAAACAAGCTATTATGATAGATAGTGCAAACACTCAATTTGAATCAGATTGGTATGTGTATTAATGGCTAAAGAATTAACATATAACCCTTTATTTGATGTAGGTATTCATGGATTAAATACTCAAACTAATCCTGCCTCATTGGAAGCTGCTTGGCTTCAAAAAGCAGAAAACATTGTTATTAAAGAATCTGGTCGTTTGTCTATAAGAAAAGGATTACAACAAGCAACAACTCCTGTTGGTTCAAAAATAGTTTCTATGGTTGAACACAATGACCAAGGCACAAACAAAATATTTGCTAGTTTTGGTACTTCTATTTACACAGTAGATTTTACAAATCCTAATACTGCTTTTCCTGCAAGTGGTGTTGATGTTAAACATACCGTAAATGGAACAATAGGAAATTGGCAATTTATAAATTTTAACAACAGATTGCATTGTTTACACGAAGGATCAGTTCCACAAAGATATGATGGTGCTGCTGCTTCTAATGAAAAATGGTCTAATACTTATTCTACTAACGCAATAAATTTAGCAAATGGTAGTGTAATAACAGATACAGCTCATGCAAGTAATGGTATTTTAAAAGATAAAACCTACCAAATTACAGTTTTAGGAACTATTCCTACTCCGTTTGATTTAGTTGGTGGTGATACTGACAATGCTGTAGGTGAAGTTTTTACTGCAACTAATGATGGTGCTGATGGTCAAAGTGAATTAATAGTTGCCAATAAAATGATAGCAACTACTAGATATAAAATTATTAATTTAGGAGATACAGATTTTGCTGTAACTGGTTGTACTGTTACTCCAGCAGTAGATGTTGTATTTACAGCAAATGCTGTTTTAGGAAGTGGAACTGGTTTAGTTAGAGAAGTTCTTAATGGCACTAATGGAAAAGTAGTAGAAGTAAAAACTAATCCTACTCTTACTACTATTACCGTAGATAGTACAAGTGGTTTTACTACTTCTGGACAAATTATTATTGATGATGAAATTATTACTTATACTGGAAAATCATCGACAACATTTACTGGATGTATTAGAGGTGCAAAAGGAACTGCTGCCACACATCATTTAGATAATGCTGTAGTTACTAATAATACTGCACCTCCAACTGTCAGCAGTGGTGAATTTAAACCTACTTGTGGTACGGGTTTTTATGGAAGACTTTGGCTAGGTGGCGTAGAAGAAGAAAAAGATGTGTTACATTATTCAGCTTTGTTAGATGGCGATGACTTTACTTTAAGAAGTGGCGGTGGTGCGTTTGATTTAAAAAATGTTTGGGGTAAAGATGACATTATTGCAATAGCACCTTTTTATGGTCAACTTGCAGTTTTTGGTGAAAAAAATATTGCTTTATATTCAAGACCAGATTCAGTATCAGATATGCAACTTAGTGAAGTTATACGAGGAGTTGGATGTATAGCAAGAGATTCGGTTCAAGCTATTGGCGATGATTTAGTATTTTTATCTGCTACTGGACTTAGGTCTTTAGCTCGTACTTCTGAAAAAGATAAAGTACCTTTAACTGATTTGTCTTTAAACATTAAAGACACATTAATAAGAAATTTACAACAAAGCAAAGAAATTAAATCTGCATACATAGAAAATGAAGGCGTGTATATTTTATGTTTTACAAATAGTAATGTAACGTATGTATTTGATTTTAAACATTTAACTCCTAATCAAGCACCAAGAATAACAACTTGGACTTTTTCTAAAGACAGACATCCAACAAGCATACTTAATACTATTTTATATGGCATGTTGATAGGACAAGCAGATGGAGGAATTGCAGAGTATATTGGTTATTTTGATACAACTAGACTTGCTGCAACTGTAGGCTCTCTTGTAGTTGGAACAAAATATACTATTTCAACTCTTGGTACTACTACACAATCTCAATGGAATGTTGTTGCTGGTACAAGTGGTGTTACATATGCGGTAGGATCTGTAATTATTGTTGCTCAAAATACTTCAAACATTGGTAACGGAACTTTAGTTAATTTTGTTTTTACTCCGTATATAAGCATTTTTGAAACAATCTGGTTAAATTTAGGACAGTCAGTAATAGCATCTTTATTAAAAAAATTGTTTATGACTATTGAAGGTGGTTCTGGCTCTACATTGTTTTTAAAATGGTATAAAGATTTTCAACTTGCAGCTTCTAAAACAACACAACTATTTTTAAGTCCTAGAACTTTAGGTAATAATTCATTGTGGGGTAAAAAATCAATAGTAAATGTAGTACAACCTGGTAGTACATTGTATGGAGTTCAACCAGTTACAACTACTACTGCTGGTGCTTTTATAGTAACTAACCCCCCTTCTGTTTACTATGCTATTGGAAGTCTTGGTAACACTTCACAATCAAATTGGAATACTGTTGCTGGAACAACTGGAGTTACCTATGTAGTTGGTGATATTCTTATTGCACACAACGCTGGAACTGGAACTGGAACAGGTTTAAGTCATACTCATACTGGTGCAAATCATACTCATTCATACACCTATGCACCAATATACGGATTAAAAGAATATAGAACTCCTTTAATAGGTTCAGCAAAATACCTCAAAATTAATGTTGCAATTATAAGTAATGGATATGCAACATCAATACAAAATTTAACACTTTTACACAAACAAGGGAAAATAAGATAATGGCAAATTACGCAAAAGTTGTATCTTGGGCAAGTAAAGATTCTTTAGCTGATACAGATGTTAAAAAAATAATTAGTGGTGCTGACTTTCACACAGAATTTACTGCTATAGAAGTTGCAGTACAAAGTAAAGCAGAACTTAATGGAGATGCTTCTGTAGCTTTTAGTGCTGACACTCCTTCTAATGCTAATGACAACACAAAAAAAGTACCAACTACAGCTTGGGTAACAACCAAAATTGGAAATGGAACGGCTGTAGCTACTAATTCTAATGGATATGGTATTAGATCAATAAGTACAAGCGCACCTTCTGGTGGTAATGATGGTGATATTCATTATCAAATTACATAAATTATGCCATACAAAGCACATGTAAAAACTAGCGGAGCTTGGAAAGAAGCCGTAAAAATATATACTAAAACTGGCCCAGCAGGATCAACTCCTAATTGGGAAGAAATAATTAAAGGCTATGTTAAAACTAGCGGAGCATGGAAATTATTTTTTGTAAGAAAATTTACATACAATATTACAGTAGACACTAATCAAGTAGATTTAGATGTTGTATTAACTGCTAATAATAAACTTGGTGATGTTGATGTAATTATTCATTCTGGTGTATATGTTTATTCTGATAACCTTAGTGTTGCTGCTTTTAAAACTGGAACAAATTATGGCGGTCTACTACAAGTTATTAATAATGGTGGATATATAATTGGTTGTGGAGGTACTGGCGGAGTTGGCGCTGCTCCAGCACAAAATGGCGGTAATGGTGGTACTGGTGGTGTTGCTTTAGATGTTAAGTGTAATTTTACTTACGATAATAATAGCGGATATATCCTAGGTGGTGGTGGCGGTGGCGGCGGCGGTGGCGGCGCAATTGATGATGACAACTTTAGTGGAGATGAACGAGCTTCTGGCGGCGGCGGTGGTGGCGGTGCTTCTTCGGGTGTAGGAGGATCAAGTAATGGCGAAGGTGATCCAAGAGGTCAAGCAGGTAACAAGGGTGGAATAGGTCACAACGCTGTAGGCACAGGTGGTACTGCTGGTTTTGATGATGAAGGAAGTGGTTTTTCATCTGGTGATGCACGAGGCGGCAATGGCGCTTCAGGTGGAGCAGCAGGCAGTTCAGGTGGAAATGGAGCTGATGGTCAAGTAGGAAACAATAGAGGCGAAGGCGGTGGCGGTGGTAGTGCTGGTACAGCAATTTTACTTAACGGTTTTACAAAAACAGATATTTAGAATTAGGAGATAGAAATGGGAATAACAAACAATATAGGATCAATGGCTAACGCATCAAGCAATAGTGGTTATGGTTCAACAAACACTGCAAACACTCAATCAAATTCAAACATTGGCCCAGATAGATTTGGCCCAGATAGAACTGGTAACAGTAGTGGTGGCAATGGTAGCACTCGTAGTGGTGGCGGTTCTATGATGGGAGGCTTAATAGGTGGATGGTGGCAAAATAGACTGGCTAAAAAACAAAGAGCTTATGAAGAACAACAAAGAACATTAGCATACGAAAGGTCTTTGCCTTTTAACAGTACCAGTGCTTATGGTAGAGTTAGTTTTGACCCTAAAACTAAAGAGATGTTAAAAGAGTTATCTCCAGAAATGCAAGAATTAATGGGTAATTGGTTAGGTTTATCTAATCAAGCTAGTCAAGAAATGTTGACAAAAAACCCGGACCAAATGGCAGAAGATCAATATAATAAATTTCTTTCATTTAATGAAGATGAATATAATGAAACTAGACTTAGAGCTAAAGAACATGCAATAGCTACAGGAAGAGGTGGAGGCACTCAAGGGTATTATGACCAACTTGCTGTTGATGCAGGTATTAACAAAGATAAACAAGCTGGTTTATATAACTCTGTAGGTGAAGGCATGAAATACAGACAAATGTTAGCAGCTGAAAGTTCTTTGTTTGGACAACTTGGTAAAGACGTACCAAAGGTTCTTGACTCACAAACAAGGGAAGGAATAGATGCTGGTGCAGGTGCTAATTTAAATACTCAAGGAAGTATGACTGCCTCACGAAATTACACCGATACACAATCGAATTTTCTTACTTCATTTTTAAAAGATTCTTTTGTGGGTAGAGATAAATTATACAATCAAGATGGAAAAGTAATACAAGACAAGAAAGACCCTTACTTTTTCTTAAACACATAAGGGGTAAAAAATGGCAGAACAAAGCATGTTTAGTAACTTGTATGACATAGAAACTATACAAAATCGAAATGCAGATACAAGTGCAATGAATGTTGCTCAATTACCAGCAGGCAGATCAACTGTTTATGGTGCTGGTGTTGCAGGTAATATGCTGTCTAGTGGTTTAAATAATGCGTTAGGCAGACCAACTGCTCAAGAACAAAAAAATGCTATAGTAAATGACATTATGAAAAGGAATGCTA